CCTGACGATACTGATGTGTTTGTACCTATAGCTAAAATCACAGGCTTACATACAACATCTAAAATATAGTAAGAATTAAATCCTGTAGTGGTAAGTGATGGAGCTGAGAATTTATTAGCAGAAATTTTAGTCAAGTAATCTGTCCTAAGAAATGTTTCAATTGTCTCAGACATTGGCTGCTCTAAATCAGCATAATCTGTGCCTGCCATTCTAGCATTCTCGGCATTTATAACTTTGTTATAGCTGTCGAAATACTCCTCAAAGATTTGCATCTGTGCATTTGCCGCAAACAAATTAAAATCTGACGGGGAAATGTAGCCGTAGTTGTTCTTGTTCAAAACGGATAGTACCGTATTCCTAACAGAGTTTATCATTTTTTCGCCTTTTTACAAATATAAACAAAAAAAAGGAGGCATATCAATGCCCCCCTTATTAACCAATCAATCAATCATTTTAAGATAAGATTGCTTCTAACATCTTCAATGAGTCGATTCCCTCATCACTCTGCAAGAATCCTCCTGCCATTTCGTAAGGGTCTTCACCGTAAGGGACAGACATCATCTTCTTTTTGTTAGTTGCTGTGTTAAACCAAATCTCCTTGTCATTGTTTCTCAATACCAACAGCTTGTTCTCAAAGAACATCCTAACCTTGGCTTGGAACTTTAACTCAGGGTCATTCAATATGTTTAAGAACTCTCTAGGGTCAGTCTTAGCAAAGACCAAGATGTCACGCTTTAGCTCAGCGGTAGACACAGTTGATGGGTCTTTGCCAAACATTACTCTAGTAAGAGTTTCAATTTGGTCAATGCTTAGTTGTCTAGCTTCAATCAAAGCTTCAACTTCTAGATTCAAATCCTCAACCTCTTCAGCTGCTTCTTTCTCTTTGTCAACCTCAGAGAACACTACGCCATTCAATGGGTGATAGTGTAGAAACTGTTGTAGTACAGGATTATTTTTTGGAACTCTCAAGAAGCCGTCTTCAAAAATGATAGGCTCAATAATTGCGTTTCCGTCTTGCTCATCCTCAAAAGGAGACTTTTGATTTGTAGCGTATCTCAATGCTCTATTAACATTGTTCTTCTCATCAAACCACATAAGGGGGAATCTTGGGTGGTTTCTAGATGCTAGAGTATAAGAAAGTGGTGTGCCGTTTTTTAATTTGTAGACCTTGTCTACAGGGATATTCTTTGCCATTTGTTATTTGATTTAATTCGATTCTTAATTTTAAAAAGAGGAGAGTGTCTTTAAAGACACCCCCCATCTATTTACTTATCATCCGTATCTGAACAATACGAAGTTGTTAGCACCCAAGGTACAAACACAACGCTCAGATAGGAAGTTAACCTCCATTGCATCAAGGTCGCTAGTAGCTGCGCCACCTGCAGAACCTGTAATCCAAGTCTTGTAACGTCTGTCTTCAGCTTCAGAAGCTCTGTAACGTACGTGCAAGAATGGACGCTTAGCGTTCTTACCCATGATTTGGTCATACACTGAAGTAGAACCTGCAGGAACCATCAAACCTGTGATAGTACCGGTAGCAGTAGCAGCAGTAGTGTTAAGACCACCACGCATAGTTGGGTCGTTCAAGTACTTCCAATCAGACTTGTAGAAGTCATAACCTCTACGGAATCCTGTGAATCCAAGGTTCAACGCCATGTCAACATCGTTGTCGAACAAACCGAAGGATGCAGACTGAGCTACACCACCTGAGGTATATCCGTTCAACTGAGCCAACATATTGTCGATGTCGAAAGACAATCCACGGTTAACGAAGATTACGTTCTCTTCGATAGCTCCTTGCTTGTCAAGACGAGAAACGATAGTATCCCAATCAGAAAGAGTGGTTGGAGTTCCACCGCCCCATACGTTACCTCTGTTGTTAACAACATAGAAGATACCTTCAGAACCCATCATTCCGGCAACTTTAGCACCTGAACCTGTAGCAGCAGGAACTGCTTCAATCATTGCAGTCTCAAGATAATCTTCGAAACGAAGACGAGTCTCGTGCTCAGACTTCAAATACCACAAATAACCTGTAGCACCATTCTCGGTAGTAACCTCAACCCAACCGATTTGAGCCATGTCAGAACCGTTAACCGCATACTTATCTTTGATGATAATAGGGTTATTAGAGAAGATTTCGTCTTCAGATTCCAAAGAACCAACCATTCCGTTAGTTCCTTTCTTAAACTCAGAACCGTAGATGAATACAGTACACTGAGTAGATACTGCGAAAGCCTGACCTGCAGCTTCGTAGAAAGCAACAGTGAAGGTAGTAGCAGAAGGTACAGCAGTAACGATTGCCTTGTTGAACACACCTGAAGTGTTGTTCTGAATCATTACAGTTTGACCAACACGGATTGCGATGTAAGTAACACCTGAGTCAGCAACTGTGAAAGTAGCTGTAGCGGAACCTGCAGCAGCAGCTGAAGTTACGTTGGTGTACTTAATGTGCAAACGGCCTTGTTCAGCCCATTTGATTTGGTCAGAGTTAGAAGGCATCTCAGCTCCTACCATTCGTAGGAAAGAAGCGATGGTTCTGTTACCATAACGCTCAAATTCTTTCTCGTAAGTATCAGGAAGATACTGATTCAAGAAGTTGAAGTTGGTAATGTAGTTGGTTTGCAAAGCCACCTGTTCAGCACTTGGCTGCAATTGGTAGGTAGGATTCGCCAATAAAGCACTTGCCATTGTTTTTTAGTTTTTAAGTTTTACATTTTTTTTGCGCTGCGGATTTTCAGGTTTCTACCTGAATCAGGGTTTACCGCTCTCACCTGCATTCCTCCTGTTGGCTTGCCTACTTCAGGAGCTCTACGCTCAGTCATGTTGATGTTTTTGATTTTACGTGTAACGTCATCAGTAGCATCAGCCATGCCTTGCTCGTAGAAGAACTTGGCAAACTTTTCAGGGTTCATTGCTACGGCTAGTGACCTGTGATAACCTGCTGCGTCCTTAATCATTCCGCTCTCGTCCAAAAACTTGTTAATAAAGTTTTGGGGAGTAGCCTGAAGTCTTTTCAACTCATTAGCATCACCCGGAGAAAACGAGATTCTTTTATCGTTGACATTGAACTCAAATCCTTTGAAGTCTTTACTAAAGACCTCATCTGTCTTTTGGTCAAACCATCTACGCTTTCGATTCGTCTCCTCTTCGATAGTCTTAGCCTCTTGAACATACTGCTTGTAGCTTTCGTACAACTCCTTCTCTTCATCGGAAACAAACCCCGTACTTGACTCAAGCGGGAGCTTATATTTTTCCTTCTGATTGTTGAAGTACTTTTTAGCTTCAGCAATAATTTTCTTTCTAGCTATTTTGGCTTTCTTAATAGTTGATTCATCATCCAAATCTTCATCGTATGAATACTCATCCATTAAAGCCTCAATATCCTCACTATCCAATCCTTCTTGAGTGGCAGTAAGGTAATTTTTAAGTAGGTCATCGGGATTCATTGAATCAAAGTCTTTCTTCAATTGCAAGAAATCCTCAAATCCTCTACCTGTTTCTTTTTTGTATTTCAAATAAGCAGCTACATCTTCAGGCAATTGTTCGGAGTTTTGACGCTCAGCAACCAAATCATCCAATGAATTAATCTGCTTATTATATCTTTTACCAATATATGAGAGAACATCCTCATCTTTGAAATTAAACTCAGCAGCCTCAGAATCTTCAACGGGAACTGCACCTTCAGATGCATATTCGTTGTTGTCACTATTTAGTGACTGCTCATGTTTCTCAACTAATTCATTCTCTAACTCTCGAACCCCTTTTGGTTCGATTACGTCTAGTGCTCTTACTTTCAATTCCATTTTATTAGATTTTATTTGTACAAACTTAATTAATTATTTCGACATTTTATCGAGGCTCAAATTCAGCTAAATCAAATCCATCTAGGCTATCCTCATTAGATTCAAAATTCAAAGGAGGAAGATTATTCTTGCGTTGATTAATCAACTTAGATTGCTCGCTATTCTGTTGACTAATTCTTTTTGCTTTGGCTTCTTCCTTCATTTTTTCTCTTTCAGTCAAGCTACCAACTTCCATGTTTCTCAATTGCATATTATACTCAAACTCTTCTCTCATCAATTGAGATTTCAACATAGCTTCGTTTTTGCTTTTCTCAATATCAAATGCAATTTCAGCTTGCTTCAACTGCATCTTAGCTTGAGTCTCTAACTGTATCTTTTGCATTGCTGTTTCAGAAGCCATTTGTTGAATCTGCATTTGCTGCTGTGCTTGCATTGCTTGTTGCTGCATAGCCATTTTTTCTGCACGCTCCTGCGTCTTCATTCGCTTCATCTTGAGCAATTGATTAGCAAGCTTTAGATTTCTAATCTCACGAATGTCAATTGCATCTTCAAGGTTAATGTCACCTTTAGACAAAGCCATCTGAATATTAGCTTCTAGCTGAGCCTTCTGCTCTTCATCAGGAGATACTTCAATAAAAATACCAAAGTCATAAATGTATAGGTCCTTAATTTCATTAAGGATAGATACATTGTATTTACCAATTTGATTTGCAAACTCGTCAGCAAAGTCAGAGTATTCCAAAATGTCAGCAACTCTATATGTCAAAGCTTCAGCCATTGAACGATACAGATACAATGAGCCATCTAGAATATGTCTTGTTGCTGTATTTGAATTCAACGCTGCTAACTTCTGTATACCAACCAAAGAATTAGGGTCAGGTGTAGAACCGTCTCTAGCTTCATTAAGTCCCGTTACAGAACGAATCATATCAATGTAATGATTCATATTAGTAATCAACATCTGCGTCTTAGATGCCCCTGAATTGGATGTAAGCTGCTGAATAGGAACTCGTGCATTATTGAATTCACCATCCTGAGTATAGCTACGTCCAATAACAGAACCTGTTTGGAAGTATAGTCTTAATGCATCCTCAGGACTATATGCCTGACCTGTTCCCAAGTCAATCTCATTCAATCCATCAGCATCAATAAATACACCATCAGGTACCGTACGAGCAATAACCTGCTGTAACTTTAAGTGGGTAATCTGAATCAAGTCAGCAAAAGGAATCATTCTTCTGCACAATGATTCAATAACTCCTTTATACATTCGTGGAGCTACTGCCACATAGTTTGGTAAAGCGTGTTGAGATGCTGATTTAGGACGAACCATATTCTCAGACATTTTCCATTGCAAAAGGATATTTGTACCCATAACCATGATGCCTTCATACCATACATCAATAGTCTTTTCAATCTTTTCAAAGTTTCCTTCCTCCATCATTTCAGCAGGAGGATTAAAGTTTTCGTCTTTCTCAATTACTCTAGACCCACCGCCTTCAAGATTCTTCTTCTTGTAAACAATCTTCTTAGTGGTCTTGTAATTAAAGTACAACAACGTACAAGTATCTCTGTAGAACATACTGTTCTCATAGAACTGAGCTACGTTATAATAATCATACCATGATTGACTGTACTGAGTAATTTGCTGAAGGTCTTCTTTCGTGAGCGATTGGTCTATCTTCATTAGCTCAGTGATAGGAACAGTCTTAATCTCTCCCCAATAAAAACAATCTTTGAAGTATGGGTCCTCAGTATAACTATAGATTACATTAGCGGGGTCTACATAAGAAAGCTTAACACCTGTTCCTTGTAAGAACTCATGCTTAGCAATACCAATCCCAATTACTGTAATATCATAATCAATTCTTCTTCTGATATCATCGTAATGGTTCTCATCAAAAATAGTATTGATAGCTTCTTCTTCAGCGATTTCAATAGCAGGCTTATAGTTAAGCTGCATATATAGTGATAGCTCCTCATCAGTTTCAGGAAGCTCATCAGGCTCCATCATAAAAGGATTAGCACCTGTCTCTTCTTGAATAATTTCAAGCACAGGCTTAGCTATCATTTGAGCTTCAATAAGGTCTTGATACTTACTTCTCTTTGCTTGAGACATTGCATCTTGAGCATACGCCTTAACCTTAAATAATCGGTCAGACATACCATTTACTACAATGTCAATGAACTTAGGAAGAATAGGAACAGGAGTCCAATCAAGATTTAAATAAGATAAATCTCCATCAATTGCTAATTCATTCTTATATTTACCAATGGGCTGTTCTCCACGGGCATATAGTCTAAGTCTTCTAAAGTCTTGCCATTGGCCATAGTATCTACATGAGTTACCATCCTTACGGAACCACTCATATTGAATAGCCTGACCAACCTGCAAACCAAAGGTATCAGATGCTTTCTCAGCATCCGTAGCCAACTGACTAGGGAACGATACCGCATTGATTTCGATTGTTATATTCTTCATTTGTCTAATTGACTGATTACCCCTTCGTTCTTATATTTAGCGAAGTTAATAATTAATTTCGATTCTTTTTTTTCAGGCACATATAGGTGCTTCTGATTAGCCATTATTGCTAGTCCTGAGCTAATACAAGCATCAAATTTTGTTCTGTCATTGATGTCAAATTTAGCCCAATCCTCAAGTGTTCTAGTGAATGGCATCGTACCCATTAGGTCAGCATCTCTATATTTACCCTCTAGGTCAAGGCCAACAAACTTCTCAATGTACGACTCAATAGCTGAAGCGTGTGATTGCTTCACATCTTCTGATGAGTTAGGTATTCCGCCTAACTCTCGTTCAGTCTTTGTCAGTTTCGCAAACTGTTTGTCAGGTCTATTGATAGAGAAGCCTCTGTACCCTCTATTTTTTAAATGATACAGCAAACGTGGCTTGTTGTTTTCAACCAAGATTGGCATACCATAAAACACACAAGCCATCAATACTTCTTCAAAGAATATCTCAGCGGTCTGTGGTCTTGCAATGTATTCTAAAAAGAACTCATTAACAGGTGCATCATCCATGTGGAACTTGGTCATTCCATGTAATGCCCCGTTAGAACCACGTCCGCCAACCACAGCAGATATATCGTATGAATCACATCCAAATGACCCAATATGTTCATTGCCGGGATACTTAATTCCATTCCTAATATGTACATTATTTTGCATATGTTTAGGAGGGAACCAACTTACCAAAAACCTGCCCCTTGGGTCAGGAGTCCATATTACTTGAGTATCTTTAATCCCATCCTTCCAAGAGAAAGACCCACGAGTAAGGTAATGCTCCTTAATCATTGAGTCGTTGTAGTCAATCTGCTGATAGATTTTAGTCAAGTTAAATAAAGATGACTTACTCTCATCACGGAAAGCATGGGACTCACTTCGTGGAAACTGACGATAGAATTCATTTAACGCATCAGGGTCATTCTTTAATGACTCAACTTCCGCCTCCCAATAATCAATCGCTCCATTCGTAATCCAATTTCCATCTACTCCTCGTATCTTTTCTTTTGGCTTGTTAAACACAGGGTGTCCATAAATATCAATGAACCCTTCCATGTTCCATTCCATAGGAATAAATATTGCGTACAAACCACTTTTGGTTTGACCGTTTGCGTTTCTATGCTTTACATTTGACTCTTCGTAAATGTCTTTGAAGTTCTGACCACCTTTATTCAAGGCGTTGGAAGTAGAACCCATCATGCATTTACCGATAATCTTGCTACCCAAGCGAAGACAGGTTTTAGTTACACGCCAATTCTCCTTGATGTTTACAGGCTTAGTCCACTTTCCTGATTCGTCATGTGCCAAGAACAATAGCTTCTCACCATCGTAAGAGTTGTCTTCTGTATTCTTCCAATCTATTGTAGTATCAAGACCTTCTATTTGTGAATCATCTGATTCATACATATTCTTCTTTGTAATCTTGGCAGCAGGAACCCTGAACGCAAGCTCAGTCTTTGGTTTGTCCATACCATCCATGATAGGCTTAAAGAAGAAAGGAAGACGACTATTGATAGGTACAACCTTATCAGTAAACATCTTCTTAGCATCGGCACCTGTCTTAGACAGAATACCAATACGAGAATCACGTGCAAGTGTTCCTATATTCACGCACTCTGAAGATGACATAAAAGAGAAACCTGAACGTCTAATTTTTAGATATACCATTCCAAAGCTTCTAGGGTCTGCTCTGCACGCTTCCCAAAATATCCAATAGATACGGTTAGCCTCACGGAAGTCAGGATATCCTACGTCAATACTAGACCATTGAAGATACATATAGTGTGAGCCTGTAATATAGGTCTTCACACCGTTGTTCATAAACCAATAGCCCTGCTCTCTGTAGTCGAACTCCTGCTCGATGTAATCAACCCATCTATCCTTAAACTCCTTTGGCTTTTCATTCCATTGGAATATAGATTGAATCTTTGCTAAGTCTCTAGGGATATCCTGTCTCTCCCAATATTGCTCTGATGGCTTTGAATCCCTTGCAAAGCATTTATCAGGGGCTGCAGGCAATGCAATCTTTAGTCCTGATATCTCTATTATCTGACCTATCTGACCACTCTTAGATATCACAACAACATCATACTGCTCATTATACCCATACAGCCAAGACCGTACTCTATTCTTATTAGAGATTACGGCTGCCGGTATTTGGTCCTTTAGGACTCGGCATAAACTATTGTTTTGACCTTCGTTCTGCAAATCCTTGTTTGGTATCTGTTTTACTTACTCCTCTTTCTACTGCCTCAAGACTCTCCTTCTCTGCTTCTATTCTATTTAGAATCTCAAAGGCATCAAATATGGCAAGCTTCTTAGTTGCCGCAGCATTCTTTAATCTATCAGCCGCAAGCTCGCCTTCTACATCTCCGCTCTTTACCACATTCTCCTCGGCAACCTTTATTAATTCATCAACGGCTTTGTATCCTGCGGCAATAATTCTGAGCTTAATTTCTTTTACTTCTTTCATTCCTTAGCCTTTAAGAAAATTACTTGAATCAATCTAGATGTATCTCCTTCACCAAAGTTTTCAAATATATTTCTAGAATGCAACACATCTGAATCAAATGCAACCATTCTATTGTACTTCGAATAAATTTTTACTGAAGGATTCTTTTCGTCATCATATATTGTAGTACCGTCTTCAACAGGAGACATCTCATTGAGATACAATATACAAGTAATGTCACCCATCATCTCATCACTATGGATAAAATTTGGCTCCTCTTGATTTAATGGTGACTTCCTTACAAAGTTAAATGCTATCCCGTAATCAGGAAATAGTTCAAGGACAAGTTTGGCAAAGTCATCGTTATTCCCACGAGGTTGTATGTTTCTGAATACGTGTTCTCCGTCTGCCAAGTCTTCAAATCCGTGTAGGTGAATGTCTGATACATATTCATTTGGATATTTTAATACATCTTCGACTACAAGTAGATTCATAATTTGATTGTTATTTGGTGGTCATACATTCGATACAGCTTCTCATCGTCAACAGTAAACTCATATTCGCTGTCAGGACTAAAACAAACTAGGTCACCTTCTTTAATGCCTTGTGATAAGAGGTACTCGTTAGGGTACTTCATAATCCCCATTAGAGGCTCTTCAGTAAAAGGCTTCTTGATGTAGCTATCTGTTGTTTTAATTGGTTTGACAAAGCAATACCTGCTGTATGAATTCCAAACATTGTTCTTCTTGAACATATAGAACTGCTCAGTCTCTATAAAAAATAAATCGTCCTTAAAAAAAGAACGACCGCTTTTTTGACGGCCCTTCATATCATTGTAAAACTTGAACACATTGTGGTGTACAAGTAAAATGTCTCCGGGTTCAATTGGACCTTTATATCCTAGAGGTGTTTCTACCACCTCAGCAAATCTGTTTGAGAACTTGTGGTCCTCTTCAGATGTGCTGACTATTAATTCTACTCCTGCTATCTCTTTGGTATTTGCATACCTCTTTCCATCAACGGGCTTGGCAATAAAGTAAAATGGGGATTTCATTAGATATTGATATTGTATTCGATTGCAATAGGTATTGTCGAGTTGAACTCTTTCCAAAGTACAATCTCTGACTTGTTGTTGATTATAAATATCTTAAAAGAATTTTTAATTTCATCGAATTTAATCAAATGAATTTCATTCGTATCTCCTAAGATGCGTTGACCAACAATGTAGTGCATAGCACTGCCCTTGTAATCGGGGCCTATTGAAATCTTTCTAATGTCCATTTAATTAAGGAGTATATACTATTCCTAGCTGACCTGTACCTGTGATTCTGTACACACGACCTACTGCTAGACCTCCTGCAATAGCGGCTGCATTGTTTGCAAATACAGGCACGCTAGGAAGAGGCATTGATAGAAGTGCTCCAATAGTAAAGTTCTTGGTAGCACTTGCATCTTGAGCATCAGTACCAATTAGTCTATCATCATAGGATGGAGTGGTATCGTTTGGGTATGAACTAATAAGTGACATATTATTATTCTGCTTCTACAGGTTTAGGATTTTGTTCTTTTACTTGCTGTGCTAGAAATTGAATAAAAGACATTCCGTACTTAGTAGGAAGTTCTTGTGCCCATGCTTCAAGCATCTTGATTTGCTCTTCATTAAGTTTGATTTCCATTTTATTTTTATTTTAGATTACTATATTTTCTACAACAACTGTTTCTTGTTTTGCCAACCAAGGTAATTCTAATTTTACAAGAGGAGGGTTTTGCTTTGCTTGCATCTCTTCCTCTAAATCAGAATCTATTTTAGCAACATCTAGTATAGACTCTAACCATCCATAAACATCTTCAGGTTTTAGACTGTAGTAGTCTAAAAACAATGATGGGTCTGCATCAGGTAAATCAAGAACTCCTTCTTTTGATACATAGTAATCTTTACCATCAACTACTTCCCATATAGCTCTGTGCCAATGTACTTTCTTAACAATATTAGTTAACCCATTTTCTGATGGTTTAACCTGTAGTGAATTTACTAACCAAGTTTTCATTTTTAGTTCGTTATAGTATTTGAAGCGTTTATTTCTATTTCGTATGCTACTCTTGCAGTTGTTCCACCACTCCAATTAGTTAGTGTTATATTCCAACTTGTACTGCTAACTTGTGTTGCTGTCCATTGCATATACCCACTTGAAGCAGGGCTTGAAGAAGCAACACTTGAGTTGGTTGTATCAATGCCAAATAATGTCATTGCGTTGAACTGTCCTCCAAATGAAAGTCCTCCTGCTCTAGCGCAAATACTAACATAACATGATGCTGCAAATGTAACATTCACTGTAATACTACCACTAGGTGCAATGTTAGCGTTACCAAATATTGTTCGCTTTTTCTCCTCGTTTTGATAGAAGTTACTTGTCTTAAATCGAGCATGACCATTTCCATCAAAATCTTGTCTAGCAGCACCTGTTGAATTAAATAATAATCCTCCGCTTGATGTAGAAAGAACAATCCCATTATATCCACCACCTGAAGTACCTGTAGGGACAAATGCAGGTGCTTCCAAAGAATCAGTTCTTAATCTCATGTACTCTGTGTAAGCACCCCCATTAGCGGACATTGTCCAAACTAAATTAGAAGTACCACTAAATACACCAATATTTTCAAGACGCTGTCTCCAAAGAGATGGGTAGTAGTTAATGGTTGGACCCATATCATACCTAACCTCGCCTCTTATATAGAATTCACCTGTATTAGAACTAAAGTTACTTGCAGGTTGAGTATTGCTTATAATTAAACTATCTCTTGAATCTGTTCTGAATCCTAAATCCGTTGATGTTCCAATCAAGACATTTCCTCCATACGATATCCTAAAGTTATTTGAATTAGAAAACGTATTTGTAATAATAAAGTCCTCAGTAAGTGGGTCAGCCCACAATCTATACGCATTAAAATTATTTGGACCAAATGGTAATGCTAAATATAAAGACTCAATACCTCTAATATTTCCATTTACATCGAGTTTATAGGATGGCGAAGAAGTGCCGATGCCTACATTGCCTCCTGTAACTGCTTGTAAGGCAAGTGAAGAAGCCTCAATGCTTAAAGGTTGATAAGATCCATAAAAAGTACTATCAACTCCAAATATAGTGCTTCTACCACTGCTAAATGCTCCATCGTTATCTATTCTTATTCCCCTTGCAGTACCTCCAAATGCAGCAGTTGTACCATTACTTGCATTGTAAGCAGTTAACGAATAAGTAGCGGATGCACCACCTACTCCAACTCTACCGCTAAAGGTCGCTGCTCCTGTGGAGGATACTTTAAAATAAGAAGTTAATGCACCATTGACAATATCAAAATCACCCGTAGAAATTAGCCTTGTATTGTCTGTCCCTGCAACTATTCCAAGTGCATCGTATTGCAATCCACCGCTAGTTCTAGTTAGCCTCAAGAATTGACCATTGCCTAAATTAAAACTTGTAGCCGTCACACTACTGCTGAAGGTCGCTGCTCCTGTGGAGGCTATGGTAAGGGCAGCAGCACCATTTGTAGCAATTGCAACAGAGTTTAAAGCAGGTCTGAATAAACCATTATTAGCATCACCTAATTGTAATACAGTACTTGTTGCACTACCATAATTTGACAAAGTAGCAAAAGCACCTGATAAACTAGCAGCACTAACACTACTGCTGAATGTAGCTGCTCCTGTGGAGGAGATGGTGAGTCTAGTAGTATCATTTGTACCTAGCATCAAAGACCTAGCACCTCTTGCATTTATACCAAAGGTATCACTTCCTCCTGCTCCAAATATTTGCTGTGCAGAACCTAAATCCGCAATAGTAGTACCGCTTGTCTGCCATGTAATATATCCACCATTTGCATTGGTAGAATTGATATTTCCTATTTGACCTGTAGAACCTGTAACACCGATAAAAGGAGTTGTAACTGTACCGCTAAAACTAGCACTAGTCCCGTTCAAAGCACCTGTCAAAGTACCACCTGTTAAAGGAAGGTAAGCACCCAAAGCAGCACTAGTTATATATCCTGCACCATTAGTAATTTGATTATTATTAGTTGGTATGGTAATTACACCTGTGATGTTATCATATGCGCCACTACCTGCAGCAAATGACAATGCAGCACGAGACCTTGCGTCTGTATAATACAAGTTTCCGCTTTCAGTTACTTGTGAAGTGTTATAATCACCACTAGCAGCAGTAACTACACCAACTCTTCCAAATACACTATTTACCGAGTCAGTATTGTCAACCTTTTGCCAAGTAGGAGTATGAAAAACAATCCAATCACCTACTTGCCAATCAGTAATACCGTCAATATTTGTGCTACCCGCTACACTTACAATATAGAAAGTACCGTCAGTGCCAACACCTGAAGTAATAGCAGGAGTATTTGTCGAAGCATTCCAAGTGCCTTCATACTGCAAGCCACCAATAAGTTGATTGACTTGATTCTGAAGTTTACCAAATGCACTCAATACACTATCAGTAGCAAGAATTGCATTTCCTGTTACATTTAGTCCTGTCAATACTTTCCCTGTTACAGCAGAGTTTGATAATGTTACACTTGATGCTCCGGGACCTGTAGCTGTAGCCTCACCTGTAAGTGATGTAATTGCTGTAGCCGCATTAGCAGGAGTGTATCCAAGCACATCAGAAATGCTTCTGTTTCTCCATAGTTGAGTTCCTGATACAGTCTGTAAAAATAATCCCTGACCATCAAGTTTAGGAGCACTAATCAACACATCTGAAGACTCTTCTAACTCTTGAGTATTTTGAATCTTAACTAAGATTGAACCATTGCCTCCCGACTTCTTAATCACATATCCAATCAAAACTAAGTGTGCAGGAGAAATAGGTTTTACAGTTGTAAACTGTCCTGCTGTTTCGCTTAACCAAAGAATATCTCCTTCATTGTATGCAAGAGTATTAATACCATGAACAATGCCACTTACAGTAACAAATCCATCAGCACCATTAGCAATTGATTCACTAACTACACCTAATGTAGCAGCTGAGGTACTTTCTGAAGATGCATCAGCCAAAGATATACTTGGCAATTCTCCTGTTGAACCTGTAACATAAACAACCTGTCCATTAGTTAAAGCAGAACCTGTATTGTTGTGTACCAACAATACCTCTTCTTGTCCTATCTGAAGTGTATTCGTACCTACTCCTGCGACTAATGATGCAGTTCTATATGCAGTATCCCAATACATCGTACCTACAGTAGTAGGTGTAGCTGTAGGAGTTAAGTCAAACCCTAAGAAACCTGTGGTTAATCCATACTCACCCAAGTTCACATTTGATGTAGCTCCTGTATAAGGAACATACGAAGTTAAATTACTAGTTAATGCTAATGTTCCATCAGCATCAGGCATACTATAAATCCTTCCTCCCGGAACATTATTTGTAATCCCTGATGCATTAAAGCTAAACTCCTTGTATCCTGATGGAGTCTGAGGAAATACAAATCCAAGGTAGGTTTGTCCAACAGCATACATTGAAGTATAACCTGCCGAACCTGTTACTACATTAGTGCTTTGCTTAAATCCTAAGAATCCTCCTTGAGGAGCAGAAGGTCCATTAACAAGCAAATGAGCACCACTTAACGAATTATATCCTAATGTTACATTTTGAGTAGCCCCTACATAAGGAACAAATCCTGTTAAGTCAGGCTCAGTCCAATTGGCAGTAATGGTACCACCGTCTTGCTGAGTAAGAGTTAATGTCTTTGTAGTAGTACCTGTAACTGCAGCACTTACAATTGAGTTATTGTATGCTGTGGTCCAATCAGTTTGATTAGCAATAGTAGGGATAGAGTATCCTGTGGTCAAACTAAATACACCTGTACCCGCAGTATAAGTCAATCCTGTTGCTAGTGAACTAATAGAGTTTCTAGCTCTTGTATCAGTATAATAAAGATTAGTAGTTCCCTCTGCAATGTCATCACTGTTAAGAACTACAATTCCAATCTGACCATTTACTGAAACAACTGAATCTGTGTTGTCAATTTTTTGCCAACTGCTACCATTAAAGATGGCCCAATCACCAACCTTCCAATCAGTAATTCCATTTAAGTTGGTACTACCTGCTACATCTACAACATAGTATTGACCATTTAAGCCAATACTACTAGCAAGTGCAGGAGTATTGGTAGCTGCATTCCAAACACCTTGATAAGATAATCCTGATGTAGCTGAGTTTATTTGATTCTGTAGCTTACCAAATGCAGTAATAATACTATCAGCAGCCGTAACTGAACCACTCAATGCAGTAAATCCTGTAAGGGTCTTGTTAATTACAGCAAGGTTATTCAATGTAATGCTTACAGAACCGGGTCCTGAAGCAGATGCTTCGCCCGTTAATGCAGTAATGTAGTTGCCTGCATTCTGCTTTCCATCAAAAGTAATCCAATCAGCAGAAGATAGATACCCGTTCTGAGTACTAGTTGCCTGCTGAATTGAAAACTGTTTCAATACATTGTTGTAAATCAATGGAGAAACAGCAGAATAAGCAGGAAGGTCAACCCAATCAGTTCCTGTTCCTGTACTAGACAATACTTGACCTGTACCACCAACAGAGTTTGTAGAGTCAGCTAGTGTGCCGACTACTCTTAGGTTTGAGTTAGCAGTTATGTTGGTACCTTGGATAGAATCAGCTTGGATGTCTCCTGTAGTAGTAATGTCTTTATCACTAACATTACCTGCGGTAAGTACTTGCTGTAAAGTAGGGATTGGAATTGTTAGGGTTGACCACTGAACTCCTGAACCGGTACTAGTTAAGTACTGCCCATTTGTTCCTGCAGAATTGTTTTTATCAAAAAAACGCTCAGCTAAATAAAGATTCTTTGAGGATGCATCATTAGCAATAGTCAAGTCAATAGCCTCAAGCTCACCTGTAAGGTAGATGTTTTGAATAGCAGTATTACCCGCATTCAATACTGACTGCAATGTTGGAGAAGGAGGAGTTGGTCCACCATCAAACAAATCTTTAATCTCTTGAAGAGTAAAGTTGTTTGTTTGATTAGTAGGGCTACCACTAACGCTTGTTCCAATTAGCTTGTCACTTAATGATGGCGCAGCTGCGGTTGTGAATTGACTAATCTTTGGCATTTGTATCTTTATTTAAAGAGGCATCAGTCTTGCTTTTGCGTAACCTCTCCGGAGTCCATGTTGATTACAGCGTTCTCGCCATATTTTTCAATCAACATCTTCTCGTTCATAAGGAACGCTTTAACAATTGCATCAGCCTCGTTGATTAATTTAGCTTTCTGAATTTCAAGGTCTCCGATTTTAGATTTCACAGCGTTATACTGTGCTGTTCCATTCTTGATGAAATCTAGTTCTTCGCTTGTTAATTTGATGGTTTCTTCTTGCTTGCTCATTTGATTTGATTTTTAAGTGTTTGACAAATATAACGAATAATTGAATATGGATTTGGTATTAGCCTTCGAAGCTTGTATGCTAAATACAAGATGAGAAAAATACCTAATAACCAAAAATATAGATAATTACTTGATTTCTTTACTAATGCCTTATCAAATTTCTTTTCTTCTGTTTCTTTCTCTAGCTGAACTTCCTTCTCCACTTCCTCAGAAACAACTGTCTTTGTAGTATCTACAATAGATTTATCTGCCTTCTTAATTTTTAAATAGGCATTCTCGTACTTAACTCCATCAACAATTATTGGCTTTGAGACATCGACAGGCTCAATCTGAATCTCAAAAAATTTTTCAGTTACAGTCACGCCTTTCTGAACAAACGCTGTGCTGTCCTTCTTCTCTACGTATGCGCTATCAACTTTTTCTTTACTAACGTCTTTAGATACTGTTAGCTTTTTACTTGAACACGAGTAGACTAAAGTGATTAGGAAAAGAAACGCAAGAGCTTTTAAATGCTGCTTTCGATTCTTCATTTTATTTCGTCAATGTCAGATTTAAATTCTTTCGCTCTGCTTAACAACTTCTTTATCATTGGCCAAATCTCAATGCTAAACGAATCCTCTACGTTTTCTTTGATTGATACTAGCTCAATGAAGATTAGAACAATAGCACAGATTTTGGTGAACATGAACTCAATGCCAAAGCTCTTAACCACAAATTCATTCAAAAGATACTTGTCCATCAAAAAAAGAAAGAGAACACATATCTCATAAAGCAGCATTTTGCTTACCACGTTTGAAAGCTTTCTGCTACGAATACTTTTGAATCCATTTAGTTTGATTGACTTAAATATTCCCGTAAGTGTATCAAGGGTAATTGCTGCAGCTACGGCTATCAATAGCCCGTATATCGGAGCAAATAAAAGAAGTATAGAGGCGAATATGTAATGAATGTATTTCATCTCCCCTGTCCTCTATATGGCTTCTTATATAGCTTACTGCCCTTGCTAGAGCTAGTGCTGTTCTTAGCTGCTACACCTTTGCTCTTGTGTTTCTTAACAAAGGTACTTACGGTCATAGTTTTAGCTTTTGCCATCTTACCAAAGAGCTATAATTTGAGAAGCAGTAGTATCGGTTTCCCAAACCTTAATTACTTGAACAGGAAGAACTGTACCTACAGGAACAAAGAAAAATGTAACAATATCACCACCAATAGTGGTAACTTTTACGTTTACGGGGTCACCACCGTTGTTACCAATGTAAAGATTACATCCTTGATTACCAATAGTAGTTTGAGGACTTGCCTGATAAACAGTATAAGAATCTCCTGTTGAACCAAAAATAGTTGTATTTAAAACAAGTACTGTTGCACTATCTACAGAAACAACAGTTGCAGCACTACCGCCTGTGTTACCATAAACAATGTCTCCTGTTTTTACACCTGCACTAATAAAATCTGCGTTAGAGTCTACTAACTGAAAATTCACAAGGCTTGTGTTTGTTCCTGACACTACAGGAGCAGGAAAAGGAACATTAGCATTGTCACTCTTTAGGACTTTTAATGCTCGTGAGAATTGTGATTTGAAAACTGACATATCTTTTATTTGCTTTCTGAATATGGAAACACTCTATTTAATGCGTCTCTTCTTGCTTTACATCCACAATCTTTTCCTGTGGCTGCGCTAACAGCTTCAACGACTTTCTTAATCCCTGTAGCCTTTGTGACTTTCTCAATAGTATCGCCTAGTCCTTTGCTTTTCATAGATTTATACAAATATAATTAAACTTTTGATACTCTATTGCCCATGCCTACTCTAGACTTCTCAGCCTTTTTTGCAGCTAACTTTGATGGGCTAATCTCACTCTTAGTCTTTGGTGTCTTTGAAGACACTCGTGTTGTTGGTCGGCAGTACTCGTTCTTTCCTCCTGCACCACAAGCCTTACCCGTCTTAGTATCTTGCCACTTCTCTTTCTGCCAACGCTTTAAGCTTGTACCTTCTTCTGACTTCCTAACACTACCGGATGCCTTTCGGCATTTTGCAATAGCCTGTGATGCCCTAGCTGAGGGGAACACATCATAGGATGCCTTTACTTTTTTGTAACAAGCGTCTTTCATTTTTTCTTAGATAATACTTTTCTTTTAGCCTCAGCACTCAAGTCCATAAAATGATAAAGGTTCTTACTAGAAGCAGTATGAGTTTTACCTGTCATAATCTTACTACCACTAGCGTGTTGATGACCCTTCCACTCAGTACCGTCTTTTAAATAATGCCCTTTACTCTTCCAAGAATTACTCATTTCTTTCTATTCATTCTAGTTGAAATACGAGAAAACTTTCTTTCAGCTTTATTACCTGTAATATACTTTCCCTTTTCTCCTTTAACAAAGTTTCCTGACACAGACCCATCCTCATTCTTTTTCAATGAAGCACTTCGATACTTGCCTTTGTCTCCTTTAACTTTGTTCTGAGAAATCATTTTAGTGTCATCGGTAGTTATGTCTATCGTATGAATGGAGGTGAACTTACCATTCTTGTTGGCACTTCTTCTTGTTGAATCTACAGAAATTTTTCCGTTACCCTTTTTCATTTCTTTAACCTAACACTATTTGTTTTTGGGTTGTACTTGAAATCACCTTTTGAGCGACCTGTTGATTTTGAAGCCCTGTCTTTAGCTCTTTCTTCAGCAGTCATTGAATTCCTTTTCATACCCGACTGAGTATATGTCTTGCCATCAGCTTTCAGATGGCCACGCTTTTGTAAAATACCTATAGCTAGTTTCCTGTCACCTACTTGGGCTGTAAGCCGTTCAAGTAACTGACCTCTACCCATAAACTTCTGAGTTGCCATATTAGTATTTTCCTCTGCGTCCTTTTGGTGATGACTTGGTTGAACCACCCGGTCCGGCCCATAGATTCTTACAAGCCCAATATCTTGGGGTTAACTTGTCTGTTGCTGTGTCACAACTATGCCTTGCTTTAAAACTCTTACGAGCAGCAGAACTATAGTTATGACCATAGCCCTTTGCTCCAAAGTGGAGGAGCTTCTCCTCCCCATTGGAACAGGCTTTAACCATCTTCTTCTTCCCCGGACGGTCCGAAGCAACAGGACGGTTACATGGCATCTTTGACTTGTCAGCCATTTTGATTATCCTCTAAACGCTCTAGTTGAATGTCCGGGAGTTGGTGCTACCTCAGGAGCTTGCTCAATAACAGGAGCTGCCTTTGGAGCAGCAGGAGACTCGTGAGATTTCTCAACCTCAACAAGTCCTGACTTTACTTCTTTTTGCTTTGACATGATTATTTATATTTAGCGTCTTTTCTTTGAATTTGACCCATAGGTTGTCTTGCAGATTCTGTTTTAATAGGACCTCTAGCTTTTTCAGATTTACCAATAGCTTTACCTGCTTTGCCTGCAAGCCTAACAACTTTGTTACTAAAACTTCCTTTAGCTTCTGATTTAGCCTTTTCAAATTTTCCAACAGCTTTTGCTGCTTTATTTACAAGTCTAGAAACCTTGTCACCGGGGCCTTTGCTTTTAATTGCTGCCATGATTATTTTCCTTTTCTTTGATTTTTAATCATCTCTCTTCTAGCACTAGGCTTCAAAGGAATTGAAACAACATCAAGTTGAGCTAGTCTTCCTTTATTCGCAGCCATTTTATCTGCTCTCTCTTTCAAGCTGATTCCCTTTTCTTTTGCAGGTTTAGGAGATGATTTTAGTGATGACTTATACTCTTTTTCTGCAGCTTTCATAAAAGACTTATTTTCTTTTTTGTTTTCTTTAACTCTTTTATCAATAGCTCTTTCAGCTTTTCTAACGGCAGGAGTTCTTGCAGATACTGCTTTAATCATCTGTCTAGTTTCTTTAAGCTCTTTTTTAGCTTCTTTCTTTTCGGCTCTAGCGGCCTTGCCGCCTCCACCACCATACATTGCTGCCATTATTACTTTCCTTTTCTTTTTTCTTTAAGCCTTTGATTGTAAGCTTTTGCAGAAGCTTTATCTTCTTTTGGGACCTGACGCAATTTAATTCTTTTATCAAACTTGTCAAGTGAAGATAGGTCTCTTACCATAGGCTTTGAACCTGAAGTGCTTGAAGACTTACTTGGTTTTTCAGCCATAGATTTAACAACTGACTTAACAGTTTTTGCTGCTTCCTTTGCTACTTTTTTATTTTCTCTTTTTTCGGCTCTAGCGACCTTGCCGCCTCCGCCACCATACATTGTTGCCATGATTATTTCTTTTTATTGTAACGGTCTGTGATTTTTTGAGATTTCTTTTCAAACTTGGTTAATCCTTTTTCAAGTGCAGAAATCGGATTAGAAGATTTCAAAGCTTTCTTAGCTATTCTAGTATCTAACTTTTCAATCTTCTTTGCAGCTCTAGCTTCTCTTCTATCAGAAGCTTTACCTGAACCACCTCCGCCATACATTGGTGCCATGATTACTTCTTTTTTAATTGTTTAATAGCTTTCTTTTCAATTTTAGACACTACTTTGCCTGCAACATTTTGCAATTTATCTTTAGCCTTGTCTATTTTAGAAAGAGCTTTATCTACTTTAGGAGTTGTTTTTGTTGGCTTAATAGGAATATTAATTCCAAATTCTTTACCAATAAAATCTACTCCTAATTTAGAAGCCTTTTTTTCAGCTTTTTCGACTTTGCCTTTTGCTCTATCGATTCTACGGCTTCCTGTTCCGCCTGTATTTTTACCCTTCATCATTTCTTTCCTAGTTTAGGTTTGCTTTTACCTACTACAGACTTAGCACCTTTAGAAGGTACGCCACCTGACATAGCCAAAGGCTTTGCCTTCAATGCATTTTTAATTGATGGACCTCCACCTGAAGGTGGTTGCAACTTGGAAGATGCAGGGAGATTTGGAATGTCCTTTTTCATTTTTGTTTTTGTTTTGAAGTTTTAAATATTAGTACTCTTTGTATTTCTGTTTAAATGTAGCTAATCCGCCTAACTTTCCCATACCTGAAACTCGGGTAGATGCAGATATCCTTCTCTTACGATTACTGCCAAGTTTTTCTTTGAGTTTCTCCTTACCTTCCTGCATAGCCTTAATCCTTTTAGCTTGCTCATTCTTAAAGGTAATCATGTCAAGTTCGTTTCGAAAGTTTTTCAGTTCTTTCTCAACAGACTTTTCTTCCTTTTTGCTCTCGGACTTCTTAGGCTCTGCCATATTATAAATTTTTTACCTTTGCTTTACAAATGTAATAAAATAAAATTAATGAAATCAACACCAAGTGACTACCTAAAGTTTTGGCGTGTAATCAGATATTACATGAAAGCCAAGCACGAACTGAGTCAAGCAGACCTTGACATACTGCTATTTCTGTACTCAGAAGGATATTTTGGAAAGGAGAAGTTTGACTACTTCTCAGAACTCGTAAGTTGGGATAAGGACCGATTCGACTCACTCCTAAGAAGAGCATGGCTCGAGCGTTTCAGAAGAAAAGGGTCAGATGGGAAAGCTCTGTACTGTCTTAGCGACAAAGCCAAACGAGTAATTAGGGACATCTACAGAAAGCTTGAAGGCGAAGAAATTCCAACAAGCCTGTCCTACAACTCAATGTTCTTAAAAAATGTCTCATACAACGACAAGGTATATCGCAATATGATTCTGCAGATGAATGCCTACTACAGAGAGCAGAAGCAAAAGAATAGTAGTGATGATTAAATCACCACTACTACATCTCTCTCTTGAATAATCGTATACTGCGTATCGTCAATCAACATGGTGAAGCTGTGTGCCTTGTCGTAGTACAGCTCATCACCCTCGTCAATCACATCAACATCAGTACCCGGGGCTATCACCTCAGCTCTCTTATACCTTAGCTGATTGGTATCTTCTCCCGACAGTATCAGACCACTCTCGGTCCGAACCTCTTCTTGTATGTCTCTAACGACAATGTATTTCCCTATTGGTCTCATAGTGTTCTTATAAAGATAGGAGTATTGTCGCCAACATAAGAGCCAACAATATTGTAGTAATAGAATTCATAAGCCTCGTCCATGCTCATGTCATCCCTCATCAGTATTGTGATGACTTTGTCAATGTCATACACAATCTTCCCGTTCTCCTCGTCAATGCCAATGATGGCATCATCAAAACCATCAGCAACAAGAAATGTCTCTTCAGGATACATCTCAATTATTTGTTGAATATTATTGTTGCTCATAGCTCCGTGCCATTGTGATGATGGCGTTAGTTGATAGAATAGTTGTTGCCACGCTGACAGCGTTTTGCAATGCGCTACGTGTTACCTTAAACGGGTCAATGACACCCATATCAATAAGGTCACCCATCTGTCCTGTCTTGACATTGTAGCCGTAACCTATAGGTATATCCATCTTATACACTTCACTTGGCTTTAACCCTGCGTTAGCAAGTATCTGTTGGAACGGAGCCATCAAT